CTTCGGTTTAAGTGCTGTACTGCTCCTACGGGACATTCTTGCTAATGATGAAGGTGAAAAAGCTTTTATTGAGCGTATTGCAGACGCGATAAAGGACGCCTTCCATTGTGTTGGACTACAGCTAGGTGAAAATCGTAAACGTATTATGCATATGTGGAATAAACGAGATCGATCAACAGAACTCGTTACTATGAACGACGAACGCGCTGCAGAGACTATGTTATCGAGGTACTATGGGCCTATGTATGATTTTATTGAAAAAACAACGGGCGTTCCCGGCTTTATGCCCACAGAAGACGACCCTAATTTTTCCATAGATGCACAGTCTAAGAAATACCGAACATATGTTAATCTGGCCTTTTTGAAATTGGCGGAAGGGTTGCCGGCGCTCGAACATGCTGTTGTTAGAGCGCAAGGTTTGCACTATACGGGGGAACGTGACGGTGAGCATCATTCGTACCTTATCAATGGAAAGGACGTATACCACCTAGTCCAAAGCGCAAGCAGCTACATAATCATGCCTTTGGATGGTCCTAGCCATAATGGCGTAATATTTAATACCTCTGGTACTGCGTGGTTAAAGCTAGAAGATCCTCTCGAGGAATTCAAGGCCGAAGTAGACCTTGTTAAGCTTTATAAACGAACTTGCAATATTGTATCAACGGGCTGGGCTTTTCGTGAACAAGATTTAGATTGCATGTTCTTTGGGGCACACCTTATGTCTTTAACGGTTATGTCTGTTTTTAATCGCCAGACGGCCGTTATGATAAATGCAGAACACGAATCAGGAAAAAGCCGATTTGTCTCGGGCCTCATCGGCGGTGCGAGTTTTCCCCGTATTCATATTATCGCGCACTCCGTAACGATGCACGGTTATTCAGCTGCAGCTATTCGACAAGACCGAAATAATAGTTCCCTTTGCCTTAACCTAGAAGAATTTGAGGATTATGGCACAAGTGATGCGAAGTCGTTACGCACACGGGCAGTTCTCGAATTATTGCGTGATCTTATTTCAGAGAAAGAGGTGAAATGGTCTATTGGTACAATAACAGGCGAGGCGCGTACGTACAATCTTCGCTTTCCAATGACTGTTTGCGCTATTCGACCTCTGCGGGATGCCGCTTCGTTATCACGTTTTATTGTGTTTGAATTGGTCAAAGACGCAGATCGTAAAGATCCGGTAGTAGCATTGCAAGAGAAGTTCGGTGAAGTCGGAATCTCCAGTTTGCGACGAGACTTGGCCGTTGGCCTCTTGCGACATATTCCGCGCCTTAGAGAGTTGCAAGAAGAAATTGAGCAAGAGTATTCTGCAGGCGGAGTTCTTCCAGCCCATGCTTCATCCCGTTTTCGAGAATCTCTTTATCCCGCTTTAACCATTATGAAGTTAGTGCGAGAGGAAGGATTGAAAGCGGGTGTACCTGCGTCACAACTACCTGATTATAGAGATTTTGCGTATCGTTTTGCCGAAAGCCGAAAGGATATGCTGTCTCGTTTAAAAACAACAACTGAAAATGAACAAGTGTTTGAGGCGATTTTAAGCTCGCCTATCAGTATTGAACGTAACGCTGACCATATGTCCGCGGTTACGAGTATACGCAATATGTTGACAGACCCAAACAATATGGGCGCCATTAATAAGACACGGATGGGCGTTTATCTCGATATTCGGCTCGAGTGGATCGTCGTACACTGGTTGCAGGCTCAACAAGGAGTGCTGGCGCAATCTCGTTTTCGTTCCGAACAACTCCCCTACCTTAAACAAGTGTCTGAGAGATCTCCGTACCACGTCACAACAGCGGAAGCGAGTAGATCTGGCGTACTGGACCGCCTAGCAGATGAAATCGGACCCTGTGTATCCTATGCGCAAGTAAGCGTATTTGATGTAAGTCACCTGCTCGCCGCTGCACGGAAACGACGTGAAACGGCAATGAGTACGATGTCAACTCCGGGTACCCCCTCTCCCTTATTCATCATTCCCGGTGAAGCAGGAACGTCTGATCAAATTCAAACAGATGGGGAGATAGTCGTCTAGGAGACGGCATGGTAAGCAAAAAACCAATATTACCTGTTGTTTCTATTGATGATACGGTAATCGCACCGGAAAATCAAACTAACGATATCAAAGGAGTCGTTTGTCGGGGTTGCCCGTTAGAGAATAAATTGCGTGTTGTTGGCACCGGTGCCAGTGGCAAAGTCGATATTATGTTTGTGTCTGAATCTCCTTCGTCGTGGTCTTCCAACAACCAAAAAATATTCTACGGTCGCGGGGGACGAATTATCCGTCAAACCTGGGATCGTTTTTGTAAAATGGATAAGGACACTGGAGGAACCCTAAAATTCGGCTTTCTCCGAAAATGGGATTGTTACGCAGTTCAATGTCAAGTCGAGGAGGGGCGAGACCAATCTGCGACGATTCCTAAGGCTGTCATTGATCGGTGTTCTTGTTACTTACGTTCCGCTATTTTGCATAAACGTCCAAAAGTGATTGTAGCATTTGGTTCAACCGTTCTTAAATCCTTGGGAGTTAAGACGGAAAAGTTCACGGAGATCCGCGGTAAACAGATTACAACGCAAATAGAGGGTCATCAAGTTATAGTGATTCCTACTTTTTCTACGAAGCATTTGATCGCGAAAACAGGTCTCTATAATCTATTCTTCATCGATTTTGTTCGAGCGATGCGGCTTGCTTCGGGCGCTGATAAAGCATTAGTAAATACATCAATAGAAGAGATAATTAAAAACTACCGTTTTCCAAAAACCGTAGAGGAGGTGAAGACGCTATGTCAAGAAATCATTGAGTACACGGTACCCGGGGCATCCGAAGCAGCGCAATGTGCGTTGGCTGTTGATATCGAAACTAATACCCTTCATCCACAACGGCCTGATGCACAGATGTTATGTATTTCTTTTGCGTGGGGCGAAGGGCTCGCGACGGCTATACCTCTTTGGCATAATGAATCGCCTTGGACAGATGAAGAACTTGTCGTTGTCATTGAACATATCCAACGTGTGCTTCAATGCGCTAAACCTAAGATCTTCCATAACGGTAAATTCGATTTAAAATTTATCGAGTTGCGTCATGGGTGGAAGGTAAATAATTTTGCTTGGGATACGATGCTCGGTGAGCATCTATTACGGGAAGACCAGGCGGGGTCGTATTCGCTCAAGATTCTTGGGCGTAGTTATTTTCCGCAATTTACGAACTATGCGGATAAGGTACATGAAATTGCTGCTAGTTTTACTGTCGATGAGCAGGCAACGCAGGTTGTATTAAACGGTGTTCGTGCCGGTAAAGTAAAAAAGAATACTCCTGGATTTGACGACGGAATGTTTAGCGAGATGTCCAAGACCGATCTGGAAAAATACCTTGTCGGACATAAAAAAGACCGTCGGAAAAGATCAAATGACGTTGGTTATTCAAGAGTACCGTTAGATACGCTGCTCCCTTATGCCGCTATCGATACGGATTTAACAAGAAGGTTACTTAAGAATCAATTTGCGCGAATGAAGGAAGACAATTTTTTAGCAAACGCAAAATCATTAATGAATACGCATTGTCTTCCGGCGTCCCGCGTTCTTGGTAAAATGGAGTTCCAAGGAATGCGGGTTGATCGTCCATATGTGCTTTATCTTGAACAAGAATTAACTAAAGTTGTCGCAAAGAAAGACGAAGAATTACGGAGTTATTGGGATCCACAGGACGGCGAATTTAATCCGAATTCTACAGCTAATCTTAGTTGGGTTCTCTATAACCGAGGAATTAAGGACGAAGAAGCTATAGACCCTTTGACGGGGAAGAAGGGCGTTTATATTCGTCGCGTAGGCCCCTGGACGGAACGTAACGTGAAGTCAGGGCAATACAAGACGGACAAAAAAACACTGCGGGCAATCGTTGAATACATGGATTGTCTGTTTACGAAAGCGTTACTCGACTACCGTTCCGCTTTTAAAGCATTGTCAGGTTTCATACACGATATAAATATATTGTCTGAGGCTGATGGATTTCTGCATACAAATTTCCATTTACACGGGACCTCTACCGGCCGTTTATCTTCGAATGATTTAAATATGCAAAATCTGGCTGAATGGTTAGCCGGCTACAACATTAAAAAAATCTTCATTGCGGATAATCCTGATGAAGATTTGATCGTTAACCTGGACTACAAAGGCGCTGAGATTAGAGTTTTCACGGCGTACGCACCTGATAAAGAATTGATTAAGGCGCTCAACGACGGGTTAGATGTTCACTCTTTCTTCACGCAGGAAATTTATGGGATTCCGTACGCTGACGTCGAACGTCTTAAGGACGTAGACAAGAAAATGAAAAAGACTCGTACGAACGTAAAGCGAGTCGTTTTCGGTATTCTCTATGGGGCTATGGCAAAGAAGATCGCGGAAACCGCGGGTATTTCCATAGAAGAAGCCCAGGGTGTGATTGATAAACTCTTCGCACGTTTTCCAGCGCTTGTCCGCTACATGGACGAAACTGTTGAACAAATCCATCGCTTAGGCTTCGTTGAAACGCTTTTCGGGCGCCGTCGTCGTTTCCCCCTCCAGGGCGTAAATGGGTTTTTTCAAGGACAGGCGGAAAGACGCGGCAAGAATATGAAGATCCAATCGACCTCATCGGACATCGTTTTAGGTCAACTTACCGAGGTCGCGGAACATATTCATGAGTTAGGTGGAAGACTATGCATCACTGTTCACGATTCGATTGTTGCTTGCGTAAAAAAAGCTTATGTGAAGCAACTCCCAGACTTCTTGGATTACTATGCAGTAAAGCGCGTAAGTGAAAAATATCCTTGGCTCCCGGTGTCTTTTACGTGTGATATTAGTGTGGGGTCTAATTATGGCGAACTTACGAAACTCCACGAATACCTCGCACAACAAGCATCAAAAACCCCCACGACTGATGAGACTTTGCTTGACGCACTAGATCAGGAGGCGATCGATGAGTTACGACAGGATGAAGAAAACGAAGAAAAGTTTGAAAAAGGTAATCAAAACAGCGCAAACCGCACAGGCAGCGCAAACTGAGGAGGCTACACCTGCGGTAGCACCGAAGGACCATTCGTGGGAAGACATCGCTAAATTTGCACCAATGATGTCCCTTACGATAGGCGGAGGTACTGTTATAGGTTTTGTGGAAGGACTAAATGCCCAATTAATTCGCATGTATGCGCCCGCGGTCATTAAAGAGATGGCCATGTCCAGGATTGCTTTCGTGCCTCTTTTTGGCGTCGAGCGTTTCATGGACCTACGGCAGAGCGTCATTTTTGCGACAATGCCCATACCGAAAATCTTCTTGGAAGGCTATCTGGGTTACTTTGAGCAGTTTGCTAAAGGTAGCTATCAGATGAAGCCCGTCGTAGTAAGTGCGGGCATCGATACGCCTGGGGGGATACATACTATCGTTACACCGTTGGCGGTACCGCTGGCCCCATCGGAACCGTCCGAACCGTCCGAAGATTCCCAAGCCATGTAATAAATGTGTTTCTAATTCATTATCCTCTTGTAAATTTTCATGTATTTTAGGTATAAGTCCTTGTCGGAGGTTTTATGGTGTCTCGCTTGCCTATTAAGCAGCTGAATCTGTTTTTCTTTGACGCGGAGACGGGAGGGCTCAATTATCTACTGTCCGACATGATTGAGGTAGCGTGTATCGTTACAGACCCTACGGGACAAACTGTACACGAGGAATACTGTGTCAAGGTCATACCGGAGCGACCCGTTGACCCTGGCGCAGCGCGTATTAACGGTTATACTCAAGAAAAGTGGGCAACCGAAGCCATTACGCTTGACGCGGCCATGGTACGCATGCTGAAAATGGCGCAGAATACTCTCTTCACGGCGCATAACGCGCCTTTTGATTGGGGGTTCTTCGAGCACGCGATGGCGAAGCGCGCCATGCGCTGGCCTAGCGACTACCATCGTATTGATACTGTAGCGCTGGCATTTCCATTGTTGCGTGCGGGCATGGTCACTAATTTGAAGCTAGCCACGCTCGCGCAATACTTTAATATTCCTCACGATAATGCACATACAGCCCTATCTGATGCGCGTGCGTGTCGTGGTGTTTATCTCAAGCTCATGGAGCGATATGCTCCGCTTTTTGAAAAGGAGTCAACATGATGTCCCAGACCGTAGATCAGATTGTCGATAAGCATGTCAGTAACCTGATCCAGGAGATCAAGTCTCATTTGGGTGAGCAGATCTCCGCAGTTGTCCAGGGTGGCCAGGTTGCACGAGGAGACCGTGCTGCGGCGACCCCTACTGCGCGTACACCGCGTAGCCCGAAGGACTCTGAGGAAGGGAAGACGAAGAAGACCAAGGCCGAGATGCGCTGCCGCTTCACGGACGATACGGGGCGCTGTAAGGAGCGTAGCCGTGGTCCCCGTTTTCGCTTCCTTTGTGCCACACACGCAAATCAATCGTAATAATTGCGAGTAGTTACGTAAAATTTATACGTAAAAACGCAAGTCCTGCGTCAATACACGCCACGCCAACCACCCGAAGATTTGGGCATGCAGACAATCATCCGGTTGCGTGACGGAGTGTCGCCAGACTTTCTTACCCGCTAGAGTCGTTTCTTCGTAGACGTTGAGGATGTCATCAATGGCGGGCTTTGCCTGGGAAAGTTTAGGAAAGACTGCAAGATGGTGCGTAAGAAAGAGGGCATAGTTATCGATGAGGGTCGTACGGTCACAGTGGTATGCGAGGGTATGCGGATTCCACTCTACCGGTTTGGACGCGTTCAAATAGCGGATCTGTACTATGCGATGTGCGCCAAGGCGGTCACGTAGCATTGCGTTAGCCATAGCGCCTTCGCCTGCGTCTCCGCAGATCATCTCAACACCCCAATTTTTACAGAGATCGACTATTTCATCGATCCATCCCGTAGGATGGCCGTTGGGGAAGATTTTGTAATACAAGGTTTTCAAGCGCCCGTCTCCCGTATCACCCCAGATATGGAGGACGGTACGCGATTTAAGTAACCCTTCCATCCCCTTTATTTCGCCACCACCTCCAGACCAGTCAACTCCTGCGATGGTTCGCCGAATTCCCGCTTTTGAATCGGTTAGAGGCAAACGTGTCATTTCGAGGTAGGGATCGCAGAGCGCTTCAAGTATGTCTTTCGTTAAAAGGCGTGCACCGGTTGATGTCGAGACACCGATGCATTCGTTTAAGAATTTAACGTCACCCCAATTCTCCATCTTATAGAGAATTCGCTGCCAACGTATTACGGCTGTAGCATAATAGGCGTCGGACGAATTCCACGCGGCCGGAACATTTGCGGGCATCATAGGTTGTGAAATATGGAAACCTTTTATCCCCGCATTAGGGTTCATATCTATCCAACGCCCTAACCGTGGATTTAAAAGCTTTCTGCAAGCAAGACATTCCGGGCCCGCGGGACCTATTGATTTAGTTGATTCGATGAAGGTGGACTTGCCACAACTAGAACAGGGAATACACCACTCTGTTTGTGTAGAACGGTCCCAGAGGACTTCAATGGTGTTTTCCATTGTTTTTGGCGTGCCACAGTAAACGGAATATGCCTCGTCTTGGTTGCTCATGCACTCTTCGATTACAGGTACAACGGCCTCGAAGAGCATATCTTGGGCCTCATCGAAGGCGCAGAGGTTAGCTGTATAGCCACGTGCTCGATCTGGATCGTCGAGAGCATAAGTAAAGGCCATCTCAGACCCGT